TTTTTTGTATACCTAATAACGCTTTATGCGCTCCAATGATTCTTTTTATTTCTAAACACACCAACGCCACATTCGCCAGACTTAGCGTGGTCACAGTATGAGCAGGCTCTTACGTTGCTTGTAGCCGCAAAAGAATTGTCATTGACTATATCTTTAATTAAAGATAACAATCTTACCTTCACATCTTCCAGATCTTCTTTAGTAAAGAGGTGACCTTTTCTTTTGCCAGATCTTAGGTAATGTAGCTCGGCATAGATTTCTTTTTCTGGCATCATTATAGATGCAGCTAACGCATAGATTCCCAGCTGTAGGTTTTGCGCTATACCCTTTTGGGTGACTTCCCATTTGCCAGTTTTATAGTCAATAATATTGACTCTATCCCCTACGACATCTATTCTATCTATATAACCTATCATTGAATAGTTACCTATAATAAAACTAAAGGCATGTTCTTTATCATATACGTCAAAAGTTGTGTCTAAGTTTTGATCGTAAAATTCATTTATAAGATTTCTTCCAACAGAAATTAATTCCTGAGATATTTTATTATCTGGATCTAACTTTTGTTTGCTTATCTCAAACTCATCAACCATCTCTTGATGGTCTAGTGGCTTTTCTTTATCAACTACTTTTTCTAATACTGCGTGGACTATATTTCCGAAGCGTTGCGGCTTCTCCAAATAGTCTAGGTTCTTTTTGTATATAAGAATAAAAATATTTTGATGGGCATTGCGCGTAAGTATCCAACCTTGAGTACGAAAAATCCAAGAGCGATAGCTTTTGTAGCGGATCTAAGTCTTCTATTTTTTTTATAGCTATTGACATTTATTAATCTTCCGTGTTGTGTTCTGTGACAAGCAATCCGTTTGGATCATATTCTTTACCGTCTTGATCTATGGTGTGACCAGTTTTGATATTGACATATCTATCATGTCCAACTGAAACCCACCCGGTCTCACCCATCTCCATAAAATCACCTTCAATATAAGGCCAAGGCATGACTGTCTCCTATCCTACAGATATAACTGTATTGTTTATTGAATCTATGTTGAAATAGTAATTTAATAAACCATATATATCACGCAACTCTGCCTTGGAGGCATTAAAACCCACCATGCCAAGCTGGAGAAAAAAGGTTTCGTCAGACCCAGGTGGGGCTTCATACTCTATGATCTGTGCATCGTTGAGCAGCATTCTTCCGTTTTCGTTCTTAAACATTTAATCCTCATCTACTATTGTTATAGGGTTCCATGTTGGGTCATTCATCTTTTCTCTCATATCTGAGACGTATGAATCCCAATCTCGTTCGTCTTCTGATTTTTTTTCATATGTTACTTTTGCTTTAAAAGGATTGCTTTTAAATTTTACTATAAAACTTTTTCCACCATTCTTAGGCGTCCAACGAAGATTGCCATTCTTGCAATCGCAATAATCATTATTGTTTATATCTATCATTCCCTTTGGGTCAAATCTACCACTGCAACCATTACACGCTGTATAGCGTCCTTTGTCAGCACACCTACTGCACGATGAACAGTACGACCAACATGGTCTTTCTGCGGGGTTCTTATAGCTTCCTGGCAGGGCCATTTATATCTCCAATTCTAATATTTTATTAAGAGAATCCACAATTTTTCCTGATGCAAGTATATCAAATTTGTAAACAAATTTTCGATTATTATCAATAATTTCTAAAAATACTGGTCTGTTTCCTTTGTTGCTAGAAACCAAATCATATATCTTTTCAAAGGTGCCTTGTGACAAACCGTCTTTAACAGTTAAGGATATTGGTTTGCCACCGGAAAATATTTTAGAATCTATTTTTTCAGATGAATTATAAAACAATTTAACAACAGAATTCTCATCGTCATTCTCTCTGTTTAAAAATGCGCTTATTACAAATATATCTCCAGAGTTAAAATAATCGTCACTTATATCTTTTGCATTCTTAGGAAAGATTATAACTTCTATGCTAGAGCTGATGTCTTCTATTTCTAGCTTGTACATCTTTTGACCTTTTTTAGTGGTCATCTTTTTATTTGACACTATAATGCCACCAACCTTAACTGCTGTTCCACCTGGGCAGTCTGAAAGATCTATTACTTCGTGAGTAATTTGATTTTTAAGTATATCCCAGATACCAAGAACTGGATGGTTGGTTACATAAATTCCTAGTTGTTCTCTCTCTTTTTCTAGAACTTCTAATTCTATTCTTCTGCTCAATTCCATATTCTGATCTTCAACTAATTCATCTAAGGCCCCAGAAAAACCTAAATTTTCTAAAGTAGATTTCTTTAACACCGATGGATCACATCTTCTATAAAAATCATACAGAGAGGTATACGGCTTATCTTGGTCTCTGCAGTTGACTATGGAGTCTGCGATAGACAAGCCGATCCCATCTATAGCTGATAGACCAAAAATTATAGAGTTTGTATTAACTACTTCAAAATCAACCCCAGAATAATTTACTGAAGGAGGAAGAACTTCTAGGTTTAACTTTCTGCAGTCTGAAAGATACAAAGCCTGTTTATCTTTATTGCCAACTACCGAGGTCATTAAAGCCGCCATATACTCAACCGTGTAATTAGCCTTTAGGTATGCAGTTGTGTAAGAGATCATTGCGTAACTTGCAGCGTGTGCTCTGTTGAAACCATAACCACCGAAGTATTCGATGTCCGAATAAATCTTATTTGCTTTATCATCAGTTATATCGGAAACTTTTACGCAGCCTTCTACAAACTTTTTTCTGAATAAAGAAATCTTGTCCATTTGCTTTTTACCAATGGCTTTACGCAAGTCGTCTGCTTCAGCGGAGCTAAACCCAGCAAGCTCTCTAGCAACACCAAGCACGTCTTCCTGGTATAGCATGATACCAAGTGACGGTCCCAAGACTTTTTCAAGCTTAGGATGATCATATGATACTCTGGACTTTCCATTTTTTCTGTCTATATAAAGCTTATCCATCCCAGATCCCATTGGGCCAGGTCTGTACAAGGATATCAAAGCCATTATGTCTTCTATGTTTTGCGGCTGCATTTGGACCATCAACTGTCTCATGCCAGAAGATTCTAACTGAAACACTCCAGCTGAATTTCCCTTACATAATTCTTCATAAGTTTTTGGGTCATCTAGTGGGATAAATTCTATGTCGATAACTTCTTTTGTGTTTTTTTCTATAAGTTTTAAACATGAATCTATGACACCAAGGTTTCTTAAACCCAGGAAGTCAATTTTTAACAGACCGCATTGTTCCACTCTGCCCATGTCCCACTGTGTAACCAGTGGTGCATCAACCCCTTTTTTCATCACAGGAAGGTAGTCTGTCAAAGGGCCCTTGGATATCACTACGCCAGCTGCGTGTATACCAGTCTGTCTAACCAAACCCTCTAAGCCAATAGCCGTATCTACTATTAGCTTTGAGTCACTACTTAAAGTGTATTCTGTTTTAAACTCTTGGACTTCCATACACTCTGCTAAGTTTTTTGACACTCCAAGAATAGGCGCAGGGACGAGTTTTGCTATTTTATCTCCAGATATAAAATCGTAGCCTAAAGCTCTGGCAGCGTCGCGCAAAGATTGTCTAGCACCAGTTCTATTGAACGTGCATATATGCGCAACTCTATCATCGCCATATTTAGTTCTTGCATATTCGATAACTCTATCTCTGTGTCTATCGTCAAAGTCAAGGTCGATGTCGGGCATTGACTTTCTTCCCTCAACCAAAAATCTTTCAAACATCAAACCAAATCTAATTGGATCTAGATTAGTAATATCAAATGCATAGGATAGAACGCTGCCAGCCGCAGATCCTCTACCCCATCCAACTCTTATATGATTATCCTTCGCCCACTTAACTAAATCAGAAACTACCAAGAAGTATTCCGAAAATCCCATTTCTTTTACTACTTTTATTTCATGGTTAGCTCTATCGACTATATTTTGCGGAACAGGATCTCCATATCTTTTCTTTAAACCATCCCAAGCTAATCTTTCAAAGTAATCAGTTGAGTTTTCTTTTGTCGGTATAGGAAAATCAGGGAAGTGAATCTCTCCAAAGTTTAAGTTAACATCTATCATATCGTTAACATGCATGGTGTTCTTTAACCATTCATCAGAAAATACAGAAGCCATATCTTCGTATGATTGAAGATAAAATTTATCGCCTGAAAAAGAAAATCTATTAGGAGTATGTACGTTACAGTTTGTTGCTACGCATAGCATTATGTCATGAGCCTTGGCGTCATGTTGATGTACATAATGGCAGTCTCCGGTTGGGATTATCTTAGCGCCTATTGTATTTGCTATCTTAATCAGATCTGGAATAATTTTCTTTTGCTCATCTAAATCATGATTTTGCACTTCTATGAAATAGTTCTCTTTGCCGACTATTGACTGCATGGTAGCAGCATGCTTTAATGCCGTGTTGTAATCATTCCTAAGCAGGGCTTGAGATACTTCACCGTTCAGACACCCAGACAGCACTATAACGCCCTCTGAGTGCATGGATATGAGTTCATGATCCAATCTAGGCTTAACATAATACCCATCTATAAATGATTCAGAAGACATTTTAATAATATTATGATACCCAATATTATTTTTTGCCAATATAGTGATATGATAAGGCCCTCTTTGTTCCCACTCATTTTTGGATGGGCCAGATCTTTCCTCTTCATCTCTATCAAATCTAGTTTTTCTAGCCTGATAAAATTCAGAACCCAATATTGGCTTGACTCCAACAGCTTTCCCAGCGTCATAAAAATCTAGCCAAGAATGTATGTTACCGTGGTCGGTAGTAGCTATGCCAGTCATCCCTAGCAGCTTAGCTCTTTCTAGATATTCTTCGACTCTACCGTGCCCGTCAAGCATTGAGAAGACTGTATGATTATGAAGGTTGGTCCAATTTTTCATTATAATTTACTAATTAAATTCCTCGTTTATTTTTGGAATCTTTAATGGAACTATCTCTTTCTTCCCTATAAACAATTGCTACAACTCCCCCACAGTACTTGCATGGGACTACTTTCCCGTCCTGGGCGAATGGGCTCTTGTACATATAGGCCATAGGCTGATCGGATTCACACTCCGTGCAAACTCCAATCACATCATCTTCGTTTTCAACTGGCATTGTTTCTGTCTCCTTTTTGTTTATACGCGAATCTTATTGGTGATGGTGAGAGCTCTTCAGTGCTCTCAATATATTTATTCCCAACAGTAATCCATTTTTTCTTCTTTTCTAAATGACAATCTCCACACCCAACGCCAGCAGAATTAGCTCGGTCACAAGTGTACGGTCTGCCACCTATGCCTATCTGTCTTCTTTTTATCCAATCGTTAATATGGCTTGTGGATTTTTCATAATTAAAATCATCACACAGACTAAGTATACTATACAAAAACTTTATTGATTCTTCATTGTAGGTAAGTATTGAACAGAGAAACAATCTTGCTTCATGCTCTAACTTTTTATTAACTTTTGCCTGCTCAATTAGTCTTGTGATAGCACTGCAGTTTTTTAATAGTTCTTTTGGAGTAAATTCTTTTTCATTTAAATTTATCTCCTTGAAAGCAGACGACCCATGCTTATTGAAGTGTTCAAGAAAGTTTGAAGACCTACCCTTATCTAGCTCCATGTCGTAAGTAAATTCCCTAAACCACTCATTTGCTTTCAGGTTAAACTCTTGATCTTCAACAAGATTATCTGCCTCTACCTTGCAGAAATCAACTACAGCATCCAGTCCTGAATTAAGTATTTCTTTAGGAATAAGATTTTTATATAGACCGGTTTCCTGATGTTTGCTACCAGCAAGACGCCACATTCTTCTGGGGTCATAGACACTAAAGTCTATTGATTCAATGTTTAGATTTTTTTTAATCTTAGTGGCTATGTATCTGAATATGTTAGGAAGCGCGTTGGACGGATTGATGCCTAGAGCTATGGCTTCACATTCTATGTGAAAACCTTTTTTGCCAGTAAAATAAACTAACAAAGATTTTTCTGGGACGTACTGCTCTAAGTATTCAACCAACTTTTTGCATTCTTCGTAAGATATGTTCGGGTCTTTATTATCCAAGTCAAAATAAAGAGAACCTAGTCTGACAGCTTTTTCAATATC